ACTGTAACTCCCGTAGTTAATTCGATTACGGTGGCAAGTCCAGGGCCACAAGGACCCGCAGGTGCTTTTACGCCTTCGGACATTGCATACACTCACACTCAGTCCGTGTCGTCTGCAATTTGGACTATTAACCACAATTTAGCCTTTAATCCTGTTGCTGTAGTTTTAGACTCGGCAGGAACACAATGCGAAGGCGCCATTAGTTACCCAACAATAAACCAGATGGTGATAACCTTTACAGGTGCCTTCACTGGTGTTGCTTATGTCGTATAGGAGACAAAGATGAGTCGTAAGTTTCTAGTCAGTATTGACTTAAACAAGAACGAACTGCAAAACGCGGTAATTCAGAACTTAGCGACCGCGCCAAGCACACCATTAGCAGGTCAGGTTTATTTTGATACCGTAGATAACCAACTGTACATTTACAATGGCGCAAGATGGGAAGTGGCGGGTAACGCAGTACTAACTGGCACACTTGCTGCTCGTCCTGCGGCTGGTTCGGTTGACTCGGGAACTATTTATTATGCAACCGACAATTATTTATTTTACTATTCAAACGGCTCAAATTGGCAGCAAGCAAATGCTTTCGCCTCACCTACTGCAGAAACAACTTACGGCTTAACTAGCGCGGCAGGAAGTTCAACTAACTATCCAAGAGCCGACCATACTCACGGAACGCCGTCACTTGGCACTTCAACACCGATAGCAATTACTGGCGAAGCGGGTTCGGCTGGTTCTGCGGCTGTACCTTCTAAGGAAGACCACTTACACGCGTTCACTCCTACCGCCGATTTGTCTATGGCAGGTTTCAAGATTACAAGTGTTGGTGCGCCAAGCGCAGATGGTGACGCGGCAAACAAAGGTTATGTAGACGGAGTTGCACAAGGACTAGATGTTAAAACTTCTTGCCGAGCCTCATCAACCGCCAACTTAACTTTATCAGGCGCACAAACTATTGACGGCGTAAGTGTAATTGCTGGCGATAGAGTGTTAGTTAAGAACCAAAGTACAGCCGCAGACAATGGTATTTATGTAGCGGCTGCAAGTACTTGGGCGCGTTCTAGTGACGCTAATACATCAGCCGAAGTCACTAATGGCATGTTTACATTTATTGAAGAAGGTACAGTTAATGGCGCAACAAGTTGGGTATTAACAACACCAAATCCAATTACACTCGGCACAACCGCACTTACTTTTACGCAATTTAGTGGCGCTGGTACTTATACAGCAAGCAACGGTGTTCTACTAACAGGAGTTAATTTTACTTTTGCACCTAGAAGCGGATACGGCTTACAGACAGGCGCAAGTGGCGCTGAAGTCAAACTTGCCACTACTTCAGGACTAAGTTTAGCCGCAGACTTAGCGGTTGGTGCTGGTGCAGGTATTACGGTACTTACTAATACAGTCGCAATAGATACGGCTGTTGTTGTTCGTAAGTTTGGTGTAGATGTAGGCAACGGTTCGGCAACTTCTATTACAGTAACGCACAATCTTGGCACTAAAGATGTTTCTGTTACCGTATTCGACAACACGACACCATTTGGCGAAGTAGTTTGCGATGTAAACCATACAACTACCAACACAATAACCTTACTATTCACAACTCCACCAACATCTAATCAGTTCAGAGTTGCAGTACTCGGCTAACTAAAAGGAGATACACATGGGTCTTAGAGACCGTATCGCAAAAGCACTTTTAGGTATTGAGAAAGCACCTAACTTGCCAGCAGGTGCAACAACAATGACTGAACAGGAAATGCGTAACGCAGGTTCTATCGGTCAGTCGTATGGCACAAATGTACCTTTGCCGCGCAATCCGTGGCTTTCTATGGTTCCGTTCGGTCCCGGAACTCCAATAACTCCTGGCGCAATAAATCCACTGCGAGAAGATGGACGACCTGACCCGAGACGATACGAATACCAAGTTGCGCAAAACATAAATGTCACCGAGACACGCTTTACGCCTTTTAAGACTTTACGGGCAAGCGCCGACCAAATAGATATTTTGCGCCGTTGTATTGAAGTAACCAAGTCCAAGATAACAGGACTGGACTGGGATATTGTTTTAGGTACTGACGCTTCCGAAAAGATTGCGGCTGAAAGTGGGCAAGACCATGTACGCGCTATGGCTGAAGCAAGAGTTAAATATACGCAGGACATTGATAGAGTAAGAACGTTCTGGGAAAATCCTGACAGGGCTAACGGATACACTTTTACCGACTGGTTAATGGTCGCGCTTGAAGAGATGTTAGTGATTGACGCGTGGGCTGTATGGCCGCAGCGCACAGTAGGTGGAGAACTTTATGGTTTGCAAATTCTTGATGGTAGTACTATTAAACCTTTGCTTGACGATAGGGGCATGCGCCCTATGGCGCCTAATCCTGCGTACCAACAAATCCTTTACGGCTTCCCTCGTTCGGAGTTTCAGGCTAACCAAGATGACCCCGAGGCAGATGGCGAGTTCACTTGTGATGATATGTCTTATATGGTTCGCAACCGTAGGACTATTAGCGTTTACGGCATGTCGCCAACTGAGCGAGCACTTCCACTAGCGGACATTTATTTAAGACGGCAACAATGGCTAAGAGCCGAGTATACGGACGGCGTAACGCCTGAACTTTTGTTTGAAACGGACTCCACTTGGGGAACAAATCCCGACTTATTAAAAGCCTACGAGGATATTCTTAATGATGACCTAGCAGGGCAGACGGCACAGCGTAAGCGTTCTCGCTTGCTTCCTGCTGGCATTAAGCCAATTCAGTTAGACGGATACGGTGAGAAGTTCAAAGACACACTTGACCTTTACTTAATTCAGTCTATTTGCGGTCACTACGGAGTTCAACCAACCGAGATTGGATATGAGCCAAAAACAGGGCTAGGTGGTGCAGGATACGAGGCTGGCAAGGCTGGAAATGCCGAAGCGATAGGTGCTCAACCGTTAGTAAACTGGATAAGCAAAATGCTGACGCAACTTTCATACGCTTACTTAGGTATGCCACGTGAATTAGAGTTCAAGTTAATGCCTTCTAAGAGGTTAGATGACGAGGCAAGCGCACGCAAAGCACAAATCGAAGTCACTTCTGCGGGTAAAACCATTAACGAGCGACGTTCCGAACTAGGCTTACCGTTACTAGACACGCCACAAGCGGATATGCCTATCTTGGTCGCTGGTAGCGCAACTTATCTATTCAGCCCAGACGGAATTATTAACGCGGAGAGTTTATCAAGCGCACCTACTTTGGAGTCTGACGGCGTTACGGAAACCGACCAAGTTGATACCGAAGTTACCGCTACACCTAACCAAAAGCCTGAAGTTGAGCCTGACGGTGCGGAAGAACAGAGAATTGAAGAAGAAATTGACGCCGATACCACACTTGAAGTCAAAGCATTTATGAAGTGGGTAAGCAAGGGTAAGCGGGCAAGGTTGTTTGAGTTTAAGAACTTAGACCCGATAGTTGGTGACGCGTTAAATCGTTGCGCTTTTGATGGTGATTTAGATACTGCAAGGGCACTAGCAAAAGCATATCTAGACTAATGTGGGGCGCTCACGAGGCTGACGGGCGCATATCAGCAAAGAACGCGGTCAAGATTAGAGCGGCTTTAAGAACTTCGGTTAATGCTGAACTAGTTTATGACGGGTATCAAGCCACACAGCCCATAGCAACGGACTTTCCTGCTCAGGACAGAGCAAGAGCACGCGCTTGGGTCATGATGAACATACGCTTAAATAATGAAGCACTTAGGTTAGCGTTACTTAGGCTTTATGCCGAAGCGTGGGTGACTGGCGACTTGGTCGGGCGTGAGGAAATATCCATTGCGGAAGAGGACTCAAAGAAAAGTTTAGACATCACCAAAGCCGATGACATAGCAATAATTGACTGGTCTAAGTGGAACCCTGGAGACGCAGCCGCCGCTATGTTATTAGACCCACCGAAAGCATTTCAGAACTTAGTCAATAACTCGGGAAGCCTTATTAGAGGGCTGGACAAAACTGGTTATGATTTAGTCGGTACTGCGCTGGCAGATAGTATTCGCTTAGGTTACAGCCCTAGACGAGCCGCCAAACTTATTAACGAGACTATCGGCAACCCTGCAAGAGCACTTACGATTGCCGTTACCGAGTCAAGTCGGGTTATGAACGCAAGCGCACTTAATCGCTACAAGGAAGCAGGACTAACAAAGGTTAAATGGGCAACAGTTTTAAGCGTGGCTGGTGGTGGAAGCGCGTGCGAAAAGTGCGCCGCTAATGACGGTCAGATAGTTGAACTGGGTGCTAGTTTTAACTCAGGCAATTCCCAGCCACCTGCTCACCCACATTGTCGTTGCAATCTAAGACCAGTTGTTCCTGATTACGAGGACATTTCGGTAGATGAACAAGGTGTGGCGCGAATTAACCCACCTGCAGTAAATGAGGCTGGTTTAGCAGATATTGCGCCTAAGAAAAATGCCCAGAAGGTGTACGAAGATATAACCGCAGAACGAGAAGTAATACGGCAGCAATTATTATCGGTAAGACAAGGCACATTAAGTATGCCTGCAGAGGCTGTTGAAGAATTAAGCGAAAAGTTGCGCGAGATAACTGTTCGCTGGGAAAAAGCATACAAGGAGTCGCTTGCTTCAGCCTTAACCGAGTATATTTCTTTTGATGATTTAGAAAAAATAAGCAAGATTACCAACGACACAAAAGAAGACAAAATGCTAGTTGCTTTGCGCGAAAAATTAGGCTTTAACGGAAAGCCAAAACTTGTAAGCAAAGAAGAACTAGATAACCTAGTAGACCAAGGCTGGACTAAGACATTTCGTGGCTTAGAGGACTCTA